TACGGGCGTCAGAAACAAGGCCCGTTCCTCCTTCCGCCGCCGCACCAGACCAGCCAGCACTTTCCCGTTGCACCGTGTCCACATAGTCAGCACGTCCGCTGCGCCGGTGTAATCCCCTTGGTTCAGCTTGCGCACCGCGGTGGAGCCAGCCATAGCACCAACGCCCACGTTGTACGCAAAGCTCACCAAAGCATCAAACTGATTTTGATTGATGGGCACCTTGACCGCCTGGGTCACCGCATCCTCGTAAGTCTTGATGCTGTGGTCGCGGAGCCAAGTGTGCGCCTCCGCTTTGGTGGTAGTCATGCCCCGGCGCACCCGTTTGCCATAATACCTGCCGGTCTGGCCATAGCCAATGGTCCATACGCCGTCGAGCTTGTTGGACGCCTTGAGCAGGCATCCTTCAAATTTTTCGATCATGGCCAAACCTTTTTCGCTGATTCTCATACTTCGGCCTCCTCGCCCACTTCGGGCAGCCCTGCCAAACTGGTCAGCAGGGACAAAATGCCCGCCAGGACAGACGCGCTGCCCACCACCAGCCAATCTACGTCGGCCAGGACATAGGCGGTGCTGAGCGCTGCAAGAGCGGTCTGGGCAACCGTTTTCAGTGCTCTAATACCCGCTGCTTTCCACCAAATCTTACTCTTCATGGCTATGTTCCTTTCTGTGCTCCAGGTCGTCAATCCGATGGTTGGCGACTTTCATTTTTTCCTCCAATACCGGCACACGTTTTGCAAAATTATTGTGGTCTCTGACCTCGCGGGTCAGCTCTACAATTTTGGTATCCGTGACAGCCTGGGCGATTTCCAACTGCTGCTGCAATTTCTTTCCGTTGCTCCGGCTGGTGATGATGACGCCGATCAGCGACAGGCCGCCGGTGATCAGTGCTACGATGATACTCTCCATATGGTCTCCTCATGTAAATTTGAGCACAAAGTTTTCCGGCGTCACCACCACCGGCGTATTGTTCTTGGTGTTATAGGCGCTGGATGCTTTGATGGCAATGGTTACGCCATTTTCGTACGGCACGCAAGATGGAGTACCCAAAGAGCTGACCGTCGCATCCTGTGCAATGTACCCGCCTTCGATTTTGCGTCCTGTGATAATAGCCGTACTGGGGTTGGTGATTGTTACTCCAGTCACCCCCACGAGGGGGCGAGCCAACGGAAGATAAAAATATAGGTTCGTTCCACTGCCGGTGACGCCACCGGCGCAATACATCCGCGTGATAGTCATCGTGTCTCCTGGACGTAGCGCATAATCGGCACCGGCAGGACCTTGTGGGCCAGCGGGGCCTTGTGCTCCTACATCGCCCTTATCTCCCTTGGCACCGGTTGCACCCTGCGGGATTTCAAATTCCAACACGATTTTTTGTGTTGTTCCGGAGTTGTAGACATTCGCGTCGCTCCCGGCTGGGAGTGTTTTTGTGCCACCTACGCTCACAGTTGTAGCGGCAGCTCCGCCAGCTTCGTCAACTTTTTTTGCAAGCGATGTAAATTTAGCCCGTGTCCGTTTGTCCATCACAGCACCGGATAGGCCAGATTGACCCAAAACGCATTCGCAGAGCCTGCAGTGATCTGCAAGCCGCCGCTGGCCGGGATACGCAATCTAGCGGGGACGGTGGTGACCGCCTTCCAGGAGGGCAGCGTGTCAATCATCACTTCCCCCGTTTGCGGCGCCGGAACCTCGGTGCTGTCCAGTAGGGTCACCCAGCCGCTGACAGACCCGTTGAGCGTCACACTGCCGTTGATGCAGCAGATGCCACACTTTTTGGTGACAGTAATCTTCCCGGCGGTAGACACGCCGCCGCCAAAATCCTCATAGGACGCCGCGTCAATAGCGGTTAGCGCTGTGTAGATCCACCTGATTGCAGCGCCCAGCGTTTCTGCGGTTTGGCCGTCAGGTCGCACACGGGCGTCAGCGATTTCGGCGGCGCTGACGGCGTCCGACGTGCCTTTGATGATGCTGTCGATGCGATTGGAGATCTGATTGATGAGAGCACCTGGGACAACACGAGTGTTTTCTCCCTGGCTCGCCAAAAACTTAGTGTCGTCGCTGATCTGACTCAGCGACTGGAATTCCCAAATTCGTTTTGCCATAACGATACCTCCTTATAGTTCTTCCGTGGCGGCATAGTCGCCAGCCGCCCCACAGTCTGCGACATATGTACCGCCGCAAGTGGCTGTAATCTCTGATATGACGGTCTCCACGCCGTCCACGATCACGACGTCCCCAACCTGGACGCTGGGATCCAGCAGCACGCTGCGGGCGTCCCAGGGAGTATACGCAAAATACCCGATGGCGGCGATCATTTGGTTCGCCACCTGCTGGCTGCCGCAGGATAGCGGCCAGTCAATTGTGTATGTCGTGCCGGTCTTTGTCGTTCCTTCTGCCGTTGCCGTCCATGTTGCGTCATCGTCCGGCCCGCTGACCTCAACGGCGGTGACCTCCGGCAGTGTTTCGCCCAAATCCAGTTCTGCCATGTGGGAGGGCTCTAAAAACATCGATGCAGAGTCCTCATCGTAATACACGATGTATTCGCCGGTTTCATCGACCAGTTCGTGGGTGTCGTCCTGGGTTGTGTAGATGTATGGCGCATCAACATTGTAAAATCCATAGTACAGTGCCACCATTGCTGTTCCGTCGGCGTTTGCTGCCAGGTTTGCGCCGTTTGCTGCGGCCACATAGCCCAGCGCTTCCCGCATGGTCAACTCAGTGACGTCGTCCTTGGTAAATTCCAGCCCGCAGGCGTCCTCCAGGTACGGCTCGGACGGTTCCGCCAGTCCTGTAACCTTTTCGGCCAAGGAGATGACCTGGAACATATCCACCGGATACGTCAGCTTCACGCCGTATTTTTTCGCCGCCTTTTTGACTGTGTATTTGTCCAGACGAAGCATTTTGTCATAGCAGGTCAGCGTCACCCAGCCTCTGGTGTCCGTCGCTCTGGTGTTGATGTACCAAGTGCCGATGGTGATGGTCTGGGTGTCCATCAGCCAAATCTCCTGCCCGGACTCCGTCACGATGGGCTGGCCAGACTCGTCCGCCAGCACCCAGTCGCCGTCCCTCGGCCAGATGGTGCACCGCATTTGCACCTTCGCCGCCCTTTTGGGTCGAGCGATCTCTGGGTCGGGCAGGTAGGTGACTGTCAAACAGCTGGACGCCACGTTGCCGACGCTCCACCGGTCGGTGTAGAGTGCTGATGTGATCTCCGGGGACAGCGCAATCCTGGTTGGAGGTATCGTCTGCCCGTCCACGGTCAGCTCAAAGGTCGTGTGGTGGTACGGGTCGATTGCGATCCGCTTCCACGCTGCGTTGGTTTTAATCATGCTCTCACCTCCTAGTCTACGGTAATGACGGTGGCTGACACCGTCCAGTATCCGCCGTCAGCCACGTTTTGCAGCGCTGTGGACACGTTAGACGCCCTACAGGTACGGTCAATAGTCTCCGCTCCGCCGCCCAAAAAAGACGCCGTGAACGTCGTCCCTGCGCCAGTGATCGCATGGGTCAGGCTGCGCACGATGTCCGTCGGGACGAGTGACAGTGTCATTGCTGCCTCGTACCCTTTGCCGGTGCCGTACGGATACTGCGTCCCGGCTAGGGTGTTGATGACAGTCTCGCTGCGTGTCACCTGGGACACCGTGCAGGCCGTCAGATATTTGTTGTAGCTCACGCCATTGATGGTCAGCACTTACATCCCTCCCGTGACATTAGACATGCGCCGTTCCCATTGCTGGACGGTGCGCCCCAGCTCCCGCTGGTTGACTCGGATGACCTTGCCTGCCTTGGTCTCGACCAGCAGCTGATGGAGCAGCCCTACCACCTGACTGTCGTTGTATGTGGGCGCAGCCGCCGTCTGGGCTGCCACACTGGCCGCACGACGATCCATCTCGTACTGCACCGCCAGTTTGGCCTGGGCGCTCATGCTGTCGATGTTGGCCGCAATGGCGGCTTGGGCTTCCGCTGGGGACAGGGTCAGCTTGCTTGTGTCGATTTTGGCTTTCGCAGCGGCGGTGTTTGCGGCGTCCACGGTGTCGCTTACCATGTCGGCAGCGGCGGAAGCAGCTTGTGGGATGCCCTTGCGGATACCGACGGCCATACCACTTGCCATGTGGATACCGACTTGGTCGCGCATGACCTTAGACGGGCTTGCAACGCCTGCTTCTTTTTTTGCGGCGGCGACGGCACCAGCCGCCATTTTTCGTCCAGCCGCTTCGCTTAAGTACGCTCCTCGGCCAATGCCGACGGCAAAGCCTTCTGCGAGGTTGTATCCAACCCCGGACGCCCCGCTGGACCCGCTCTTAGCCCCCTCTACGCCCTTTTTGCCTACGCTCTGGCCAGCTGACCGGACAACGCCCGACTTCCGTTTTGCGCCTTGTGCGTATTCCTCCGCAGTCATTTCGCCAGGTTTTTGCGCTTGTCCGTTTGGATTCAAAGCTTTTGCACTTGCTTTTGTCAGTTGCCTACAAGCGGCCTCTGCGCTAATCTTTCCGCTGATTATGCCACTGCGCAATTCCTTTGCAGTTTTTGTGCCGCTTACGCCTGCATTCTTCGCAATCGCGTCAAATTTGGCAACGCCCGCCAACCGTTTCGCTGCTGCCTTCACGGAGATTGTCCCGTTAATAATCCCTTTGCGCAGCTCTTTCGGCACCTTCACTCCTGCCGATTTCGCTTTTTGAGCAATCCGGTCAAACTTTGCGACATTATTTAGTCGTTTTGTCGCCGTTTCCACAGATATTGTGCCGTTGGCAATTCCTTTGCGTAGCTCTTTCGGTACTTTCACCCCTGCCGATTTCGCTTTTTGAGCCATTTTATCAAACTTGGCAAGGCTGTTCATCCGGTTAATGGCCTCGGACACAGATATCTGACCGCTGTTGACGCTGGCGGACAGGCTTTGCGGGATTTCCACTCCCTGCAATCCGGCCTTCTGGATGGCGGCGTCAAAGTCGATGAGGCGTTTCAATTCATCGACGCTTTCAGCCATCTGATATTTCCCGGATTTGACGCCCTCACTCACGCTTTTCGGCAGCTTGATGCCTGCTTCTTCCGCAACGTCTGCCAGTTTATTCAAGTTGTCAACGACTGCCTGAGCGTCTGTTTCTTCCTCCATTTTTTTCCCCCAATAGTCCATGTCAGAGGACGACTGGTGGAAACTGTCGGATAGGTCATCAAACGCTTTTTTGCTTTCCTCCACGTTTTTCTTGGCAATATTGACCTTCGCGGAGAGGTTGTCATAGAGAGCCGGTTGGTCTGCCGGAGAGACAGCGTTTAACTTCCGTTGCGCTCTGTCCAGGTCT